AGAAAATGTTGTAAGTAATCGTAAGTATTGATTTTGAAGACCAAAGGCTCAGAACCATCTACGCACATAATGATAACACCTTGCTTAATTGCGACACCAGTTCTTTCTAGGAAGGCTGCAGCATAGAAACAAAGCTGGATAAAGTAGTTAGTAATGTCTTCTTCTTTTTTCACTCTGCGTGACGTTTTGAAATCGATGATGGATAGTACACCATCATACTCAGCGATACAGTCACACTGACCAGCGGTTTTAAGTTTATCACTGTAGAGGAAAACTTCTTGAAACCAGATGTTGTTCACGTGCTGATCTAAAATTGGTCTGATAGAATTGAATGAAAATAAATTGGCAGGCATAGCATTGCCTTTCCAATCTTCTTCATTATTAAGATAATTTTCAGCTAGAGTGTGAACTGCAGTTCCTCGAGTTCCTGCTTGACGAGAAATCCTGTTGGCTTCTTCTTCACCAACCCTCTGACGCCAAGCTAAAATGGCTTCTTTGCCAATAATAGAAAGTACTGTTGTGATTGACGGATAAGCGTTACCTTCGGGAGTAAAGTACTTTCTCCCAGTCTCAGTTGTTTTACGAGTGATTTTAGGTAGCACAATACCGTGGTCGACGTGTGTAAACATAATATAGCCTTCATGTGTTCAATTTATTAATCGATATTATATCATACGTACATTAAAATGTACATCAATCTATACTGATGCTACCGAAGCTCCTCCGGCAGAAACTTTTGAAGAGCCAGCTGCGCCGGCGCCGTCCGATCCGGTGATCATTGATCCACCATCAGTAGAATCATTAATTCTTGCAATAGGAATTCCACCAATTGTAACCTTTGCGCTTCCTGCGTTCACTTGAGCAATATGCGGAGCGCAAGGAGGGCTGGGTGGAAAGGGATGACTAACAGTTTTTGTTCCAACCGTAGCTACTAGGATACCACCAATCTTTACCTTAGTTTGTCCTGGAGTATCTAATGTCGTAGTAGCTACACAGCCGTGTCCTGTGCTTAAGGTATCTCCTTTTACACAAACTGCTGGCATCCCTTTCTCTCCTTAAGCTGCTTCTAGAATTTTTTCTTTTGCAATTATATATTCTTTTACAAGACCAGAGCGAACGATGTCTTCTACACCAAATCTTATTACATCAAAAGACTTGATTGCTTTAAGAACTTTTAAGAAATCATGTAAGCCAGATACATCAGCTCTATTCTTAGTAGTCGCAAGATCGTCTTGCTTTGTGTCGCCGCAGAAAACAATCTTGGATGACTCACCTACACGAGTAATAATAGTATCTAACTCGTGATAATTCATAGATTGGCATTCGTCTACTATGATTACTGAGTTATCAAAGGTAAGACCTCTGATGTTTGACGATGTTGTGAACTTAATCATACCCTTCTGTTTGAGTATCTGATAGGCATCTCCACGATCGAATAGATCATTTACAATATCGACATAAGGTTGTTCGAAAATTGCTTCCTTCTGTTGTAGAGTGCCTGGGACGAAGCCCTGTTCGCGCGTCTGAACTGCAGATCTAATAATGACGATCCTCTCATACTCTCCTTTCTCTAGTACGTCTTGTAATGCAAGATATGTAGCACACATAGTCTTGCCTGTACCTGCTGTTCCGATGGCCGCGATGTTCTTTCCCTGTTTATATGAGTCGAATAGATCTGATTGAGTTGGTGTAAGTGGCGAAATCTTTCTCATACCAAATTTAGTATTGAGAATATTTAACATGTGATCACTGTCTCTTTCTTGTCTACGTCTCTCTTTGCGGGATAGTCTACGCTGTTTGATTGCCATGAAACCTCCTTTAGGATAACGTTTTACCAAGTGTTGATGTTATCCTTTTTATGATGATGTTTAACGTTTTTTAGTACATCACGAAAACCGTCATCGGGCTTCATACGCCCTAGACGTGCCGGGTCACCTAATCCCGGAAACCTCTTAAAAATCTGTTTAATATGTGGATTGTCTTGGAGGAACACTTCGCGATCTGAGTTACTCATCATCTCGTCAAATTCCTCGCCAGTGTTTTCATTTCTAAAACTATATGACGGCATATGTTCTCCTATAAAAAAAGAGGCAAGCCTGCTATGAATACAGACCCTGCCTCTTGATCATTATGTAAATTGTATCTGTATTCAGGTATATTTATAAGCCTTGTGGTCCTCAGCCTACAATTAGCTCATAAATTTCTTTCCAATTTTTTACTCGTGGAATTACACCACCAGTGAAAGCATCAACATTGTGGTGGTGATCCACTAGAATACTTTCTAATCCAAGGCTCATACCAAGAACCGCGTTTTCAGGTTTGTCTTCAATCCACCAGCAATTACTACCTTCGTAAGGAGCTAGTGCTTCATCTTTATCAGCGCCAGTGTCCAAGTAAGTAAAGCTTTCAAAAACACTAGGACCGAACATCTCGATCAAGTTCTTTGTGCGAAGATGCTGAGCGTAATAGTCATCACTCAGAGAACTAATCACTCGAAAGACATAGCCATGATCTTCATGGAGCTTACGAACGTATTTAATCGAGTCACGTAGAGGAGGTAGTTTACGAATCCAGGCTGACTCATTGAACATACGAACGATACGTTCTTTATCCTCGTGTTCTAAGCCATAACGAAGAGCAACGTTGTAAGCACTTTCCATTCCTGGCTGTACTTTATAGTTGTGTTTCTCCATCCATTGGGTGAAGGCATACTCCCAATCTAGGAGTACACCGTCAACGTCTGTGAGGATTACTTTATCACTGATTTTCATATTATTTCCTTAGATAGAGTTGTAATGCTTTTTCCAAGCAGAACCTGTAGTACCAAAACCAGTGCCAGACATGTAGGTTGCCCACATGATACGAGAGATTTCCCGAGCGTGGGGAGCCTTTTGGATGTCGTGAACTAGACGGTTCATTACGATTTTACGAGTTTTGGAATTCTGGATAATTTCCAGAGCAGTTTCACGAGCCGTGTCCAGAGACATAGTTTCCAGAGTACGAAGGATGTCGAGATTGTCAAAAGTAGCCATTGTGTTTCCTTTTCATTTCATAAGATCAGTATAAACTGATTCGGAGTGTTTGTCAACTGATTAAGCTGCGAACCGCATCTTTGCGCTGCGATCATCACACTTGAACATCTTACCAGTTTTACCACACTTGTAAACGAAGGGATACTTATAAGAACGGGAGTTGTACTCAATCAATTCATCACCAAAGGTATTCTTGAGTTTGAGACCTTTGATTTGAGCCATAGTTTCCAGCATGCTATCACTACGAGTTTTAGCACCTTTAACTTTTGCTTTGACTTTGATTTCTACTTCAGCTTCGCTGAAACGCATGTTGCCAACCTCAAACTCAAGGTTAGAAGCAACACCGTACTTTTCTAGGACGGCTTGCATTTCTGCACGAAGAGCTTTGAGATTGGCTTTGTCGAATTTTGCGAACTTAGTCATGGTGTTTTCCTTTCATTCCTTATATTATTAATCTACACTGATTCTATAGGAATGTCAACACCTTTTTCAAAATTATTTCAAATTTATTCGTTATCTTCTACATCGTTCCAGCGACTTTCAAGCTTCTGCTTACGATTAGCTTTACGCTTTTCGAGCTGCTTTTTCTTTTTCTTGTAGGAACGATCCTCGTTGTCGCCCCACTCATCGTCTTCCCACTCTTCGCGGAATTTTTTAAAGCTCTTTGCCATTGCCCTTCTCTTCTGTTAAGCTTCAATAAGACCTGGAAACGCCTCTTCTAAAGTCTTAAGTGTAAGACCTTTAAAAGGCTTTTTAGAAATCATAACGCACAGAATTTCTGCATCATCGTTATCGACATCTTGTAGTAGTTGAATAAACAAACTTTCTCTTTTAATTTGGTTTAAGTTATCATATCCGCCACCTTTGATAAAAATTTTCAGACGACGAGCTTCCCTGTACAGTAGAGATTTAGCTTCGTCTTCGAATTCATTTTTATTCCAAGGCGGAGGAGTGTTCGGAACTAAGAACTCAATACTCTTATCATATGTATATTTTAGAATAACTCTCAAAGCTGGGTTGTCGTTTTTACGAAGCCACTCGATCTTTTCTTCTTTAGTTTTGAGTTCTGGTAGTTTATTGATAATCTCAGCAATAGAAATTTTGACTGCCATATTAGAAATCCTGTATATCAGTTACGAGGTTTTTAAGTTTCTTTTGGATAAAGAAGTTGAACAAGTGTTGACGACCTACCTCTTTATCTGTGTTATAGGCTTCTAAGATTTTTTCTTTGTACTTAGCAGGAATTTCACTTAGGTCAATCATCATTTTGTTGCGATGATAGCGGCGAAGAGTTTCCTCATCCATATTTTGAACACCACCTAAGAAATTAGCCATGCGCTTTTGAGTCATCATCTTTTGACGTTCACCAATAGCTAAGCAGTTGTCAGACGATAGGATGTTTGGTACACCATCACCAGTGTCACCTTTGATGATATGTTCTTTGAGGTAACCTTCAGGATCTTGATTCTTGATCCAACGCTTACGAACAGGATCATATTGCTGTACATTTGCATAAGTCTGGAGTTGGATGTAATCCTTATCACCAGACAAAATCAAGAAGGGCTCATTGCCCATGTTGAGTTCAGTCCCAAACTCATGGATAATAGTGCCGATAATATCGTCGGCTTCGCAATGATCCATGTGAATTACTTTGTAGGGGAAAAACTCTTTAAGTTCATCACGAATGTTGTTCATGATAGTGAACAAAGCATTCCAATCAAGCTCAGACTCATCGCGAGATTTCTTACGATTAGCCTTGTAGTACGGGAAAGCTTCACGGCGCCAGGTGTTCTTACCGTCAGCGCAGATAACGATTTCACCGAACTCTTCATTAAACTTTTTTCGATTTGAACGAATAGAGTTAAGGAACATATGACGAATCAGATTTTCGTCGATGTCCACATTGTGGTGGTTGCCGATGCTTGCGAATAGCGAAGCAAGGATAACCTGATTGTAGTCTACTAGAATTGCCATATTTTTCTCATGTTACAGTTAATTTATGGATTTATTCTAATCCATATTTTCATCAGTGTCAACGGTTTCTTTTTCAAAAATATGATCTAATTCATATTCGCTCAAAGCGTCTTGAGCAAACTCTTGAAGACCGTGGTGTTCGTCGTTAGCTAGGAGATACAAAGCTCTAATAGATTCCAATACCAAAATCATAGATGGAAAATAGAGCTTTGTATCTCTAGAAAACCGACATCCAGTTCTTTCTAGATCTTGTAGAACTCCAGCCCAAATTCTTTCAACTATCAAATCAACTTCAGACACTTCTTCGATGTCGTCTGTTTCTTCTTCAGTAAATTTAGACCTGAATTTCTCAAAATCAATAATATTATTCATATTTTTCTCTTAAAAGTTTTGTCCACATTGCTGTGAAAGTATTTATGTCGTTACCAGCCAATCCAAAACGTTCAGAGACTGTGAACCTATTAAAGAAGGTTGGATCTAGTTTTTGCTGTTCAAGAACACTTCTAGCCATCGAGTAAGCGATGTTTGCGTGAGTTCTATAATCCTCATGGTAGTCATACATGATAGTTGCGTTTGATGCAGTTTCAGTTAGAGCACCATAATTTGGATGAATACAAAGAACTTGACTCTTGATAGCTTCAATCAAAGCAATACACGACGTTTCTTGCCAAATGTTTGGATACAAGAAAATATGTGCATTATCAAGAGCTTCCAACACTTGTTCGTTAGAAACAGAACCATGATAAGACATTTGGTCGTGGTTAGCGATTTGATTGAATAGCTCATTATACGGAGCATCTCGTTGACCCCAACCGTAGATATGGAAAGAAGAATAAACATCAAGATGAATGTTATCATATTGCTGAGACAGAGCATCGAAGACTGGGTAGAGGAGTTCTAGACCACGATGCGGTGTCGTGTGGTAAATGAAACGAATTGTGCTCATGTCTTTGTCACGAGGATTGTAACGTTTTTCTACAGCGTTGCGGATTACTGAGCACTTAGAATATGGAATACCAAAGTAAGCGATGTACATATCACGTTGCCAAGCAC